GTCCAATACGTCCACCTTGGCCCCAGGGGCCTTGCTGCGGCATTCCCGGGTTTTGAACATATCCTGGTTGACCCATTCCAGGGGGTCCACCAAACGTGCCAGCTGCACCACCTGTTGGGCCAGAAGGCTGTCCCGGTTGGCCGGGCTTCCATTGATTTGATCCAGCTGCCATTATTGCATCCTCTCTTTTATGTCTTTAGTGTAAACGATGTAGCTATCTTTCCAATCTGGTAATAGCTTTTTCCATCCCTTTCTGCCCCACATCTCCAGAGCAGAACATTCACAGCGCACGGCAAATGCTTCCACCATGCTTATGAAATCCTTGAAATCCTCAAAGTTATCCCCAGCTAGGGAGATGAGTCTTAAAACCTTTTTCTGCGGGTAAGATACTATTTGGGTAATCAAGCTTGCAATTATGTTTGCAGAGGCTAGGTCCTTATGTAAGGATACCCCTCCATCCTCGACTACCCAGAGTTGCATCTCACCGTGTGTTAAAGGCTCTATAAAGTCATCAGGCTCTAACTCCCCCTCTGTATGTCTAGTAACCCTAGATATTAATGGGGCTACACTCTCCCATACATAGGCTACATCACTCGGTTGTAATAGATGAGCCCTGATCATAGGTAAAACAAATAGATATGCCCCATTCCGATATAACTAATCAGAAGTAACGTCAGTAGTAGAGCTGTCCGAATTGTCATTATGACCATCCCCGCATTCTGTTCCAGTACATACATCACTACTTGATCCACCGACTTCTACGCAGCCAGTGATAAACAGTAAACCTAACAGAATCAAAGCATATTTACTCATTATTTTCCACCTCATCCATTTTGATTATCATGTGGAAACTACCATCTCCTAACCTGCTGGAGAATGAGCAACCACCCAGTAAGAACGATACCAACATTAAAGAAACAACTATCTTTATCATAACTTATTCCATGTGTCATTAAAGTAAGCGTATATTCCTTCACCAGTTCCTCCTGGGTCCCATTCAGTACCATCTGCGTATCTTATATCCCCGTCTCTAGGTTTTGTTTTTCTAGGCTCACTACCTGGCTCTACATACGTCCTCGACAACTGTAGCATATCTACATTAAATATCAGGTCACTGAGCCTGTTCAACTCGCTAAATAAATAATCCGGTAATTGCTCCGGTTCTACTGGAGCAGGATTAGGTGACCACCTCTTTACACTCTTTATCTGCTTTACAGAGTATTTATCTACTGCCATTATGCCTGCATCCTGCTGCCGCGATTTCCTCTCTGTGTTACGTCAAAGGCTAACCCGTGCAACTTCCAATCTATGTCCGTAGTTGATTCAACCTTCACGCCAAAATACTTTCCGGATACTCTACAGGAAACCTTTGACTGAGTGTTAGGGTTAAACAGGGTTGGTCCATCCCAAGTAACCCCCTCTTCTGTAGACATTTGGCTACCCACATACACATTCACTGTGCTATCACCAGATACTTCCATTTGAGGGTAAACGGCTGATACGAATTTAACAGTAGATGGATCACCCAAGTCATACCCTGTCCTCTCTATATAGGATGACATGTCTACGCCAGCCTCCTGATTGCCTGAGTTGTCACGATAGATTTTCGTATTAGTCACATCGGCAAAAACAACATTCTCCAAATGAGAGTCATATGCCGAAGAACCCCATGCCTCTGAATCAGAATCCCATGTGGAACCAACCTGATTGACCATGATTGCGTCTGAGTGAGCTGCTGGAGTTGTAGAGTTAGCGCCTCTTGTTATTCCGGTAAAGGTGGTAGAAGTTGTTCCGGTGTATGTTATCTGCTCATCATCCAGAATTAATGTGCCTGTTGATGTAAACGCTGGAGTCGCTGTAGTGCTGACTACGGTTAAATTTCCACCATCGGCAGGGGTGGACGAGGTCATGGATGATTCGTTTAACACCGCTTGGGCACCCCATAACTTGCCACCCGGATCAGCCTCTAGTATCCCTACAGTTGCGTGTGAAAGGGTTGGCAAATCCCTGAACGTAAAAGCATCCCTCTCCCAGTTCCAGATAACTGCTTTATTAACGACGGTAGAATCCTCTGATGCGTAGCAGGCAAGTATTTCCTTATGCACATGGTCAGCAACAGCAAAGGACTTCTGCCAACTGGGGTCACTTATGTCACCAGCCACAATCTCATCAAACACAGCCCTTCTTAATCTGCCGTTTAATAGGGGTTTTACAGTCTGTCCATTGCATAGATAGAAGTTAGAGTTACCCATGAAGAAGTGACCTAGCTCAAAATCTACAACAGAATTAGCGCATAGGGCTCCCACAGTAGGTGATAGCAACTTAAACGAGAATATGTAGGGAGTACCAACATAGTTCATAACGTAAATGCTATCGTTCTTGTATATTATGAAAGAATCACCAAGCGGAAGACCATCGACTATATCCCCAGGAGTGTCTGCCAATTCATACTCACCGGCATCTAGGGTGTTATCAGAAGAATCCCATGTTGAGGGGGAAGAACCATAGCTGGCCTCTGTTGACCACTTTACCAGCCTGGGCTCTTTCACAGAACGGGCTTGCGCGTTCTCCCAGTTTAATCCAATAAGGAATGTTCTAAATGACCTTATAACCTTACATTTATTATTTGAGCCTCCGGCGGTTATAGCGGTTGCTGCGGGCCAGTTCTGCAACTCCCTGAAAGGTACGGTTTTTAGAGGGATACTGGACGAGTTTAGCGGCCACATTTGCGGCGCGTCAAACCCGTTAGTAGCTACCACAAGTCCATTTAGATTCGTTACGGACCATCGCCTGGAGTTTCCGTTAGCGGCGTAATCGCTATCGGTAGTAGCTGTTGTGCTAATCGGAGTAACAACGGCACCGTCATCGTGAGCTACCTTGTCGCTACCTCTTGTGCAGCCAGTAAGATCATTAGATGACTTCCCTGAATAGGTAATCTCCTCATATGCGTTTGTGCCGTAATATTGATTTGACCCTATAGCAATCGTTCCGCTGGCAGGGAAGCCGCTGGCATCATCAAGGGTAATGGTTGTAGCTACATCAGTTATAGACCCATCCAGATTGTCGGTTGTTTGTCTGGTTATATCTGTCCAGGTGGAACCATCCCACACGGCAATATCAGCAACACCGAAGGCAAGCCAATAGTAGACCCCCGCAGCAGTCTCGTATGGCATTATGTATAAGGGGGCAAAGGATAGGGTTTTTAGAGATTCCCCGTATCCTCTTATTTTCTTTACCCCACCGTCAAGAACTCTGACATTATTGCCGCCAGACCAAGCGTTAGGGGGCAAGCTATACGGAGGTGTATCTTGAATGATTCCAACATCCCCAAGAGACTCTATAGGTACTAGAGGCATTATTCTGGGGGTGTCGGCCAATTAATATTGAACGGGTCAGGCTGATCTGTTATGTCTCTCAACTCTTGACGGTAATCTACCCACTCATCCTCCTTCCCTGGAGGTATTGGGACATCCGGCAATACCGTCCAATCCGAAACAGCAAGCCTCTGATTCCTTGAGGCCCTAACAGAAACCCACTGTTCATCATCTTGACCACCCTGAACGTCAGCCCAAGAAGGTTTCTCCGATGGGGTGTTAAACACAACTCCACCATCATAATCAGACTCAGTTATGATGCTACCATAAATAGCGAATCCATTGTTACCGGGGGCAAGAGTAGTTAAGATATTACCCAGAAATACATTGTTCATTGCTCCACCTCCCAAACCGTAATATTTCCATGACTTAACGTAAGCCCACCATCATCTGCATCATTTATCTTTGCCCAAATATCAAAGGTATTATTCCCGCTAGTTCCATCAGGGCAATTAGCTGCAATAACTTTCCATACATAGGAAAACCCATTTCCAACCTCCACTGTTGCGCATCCAGAAGGAACCAAATCCCTCATATCTGATATTTGAATGTTATCAGTAGTTCCCCCTATTAAGGCTCCAGATGAATTAGCCAGTCTTATATACGACAAGAAATTCGCGCACCCTAGATCACCCCAACTACTGAAGGAGTGCTGACTACAGCATAACTGAACATATAACGTGCTGGTAGTCGATGACTTGTTATAGGTTATAGAAAACCCAGTGTCAATATATGATTCGCTTCTCATGGAGGCTGAGGCGCTTTGTATGGTATGACCAACACCAACTAATGGAGTTGTAGCCGTAGTAACATTCGGAAATGAGTTCTTTAATACAGACTTTATCATCCTTATGTGGTCATCTCCAACAGATATACTGTCAGACCCAAGAGGGTTTGTCGATACTAAACCATCTACGTATGTTGCACTTTCTTTACCCATTACTTGTACTCCACATGATAAGGATCAACCTCCGCATCAGGTGCTTCAGGCCATCCCCAGGTTGTCTTATCTACTGTCCTGTTGATATCTCTCGTCTCAGGACCAATGGTCTCATTACCATCTTCATCATAGGTGCTCTCATATCTCACCTCAACAATATTATGGTTCTGAAAGTTTTTAACCGCCTGGACAGATGCGAATGCCTGAACCCCGGACTCTAGGCTATTTCCATGTGCCCGAACTTCGTTTCTGTAAGTCTTCCATTCATCTGTCAAGGGAGTCCCTCCGTCTACCTCCCTGACCACCCTCCAGTCTGAAGGTGAAAGCAATGCTCCTGTACGGGAATTGATTGCGGAGATAACATTCTTCTTCAAATCCTCGACATCCTTCTCTGTGTATGCGTAGCTTATTACCCATTCGTTGTCAATCAACTCGTAGTTCTCGCCACCTGTATTATAATATCTGGTGTCGGGGGTCACTACACGCGCAGGTCTGATCCCGAGTTCAGCGAGTTTAGGCTTGTCCCACTGGCGGAATATCTGGCGAGGGTATGTTATGCCGCTGATTGTGAGTTCCCGAGGCGTCTTAATTACACCATATGTTTCTGAATACCACATAATTTACCTCGCGTTTGAGTATTTGAATGGTGATTCTGCGAATGCTAGATACAGATAAACGCCACCACTTGCATTAAATCCAGCTTCATCAGTCCTAATCTTAAACCCATTGCTCAAGAAATCTTTAGATTGGCTAGCGCCATCAAACTCCGCAGCATTTGTATTTGCATAGAGCCTTTTGGTTGCAACATTGTATGGGCTTCTTACTGTATCCATAATCCTCCAATCATCTGATACACCAATATATTTGGACATAACGTACTCTGGTTTAAAGCCAGTGTAAATAAATGCACCATCTGCATTACCATTCCCAGTGTAGCTACCTACCTTTGAGTATCCTTCGATGCTTGCGAAACAATAGGCTATATATTCATCATTGAGTTTATTTACCGCATCCCATGTTCCCAGTGTAAATACTGACGATGATGGTATGGTGTTGTATTGAAATCCATTACTTGCAGATGCAGAAGCAGCAGTACCATCCAAATACATATAGTTTCCAGTACCCGTTGGTTTTGTATATAGGTTCCAGTTGTCAGTACCGTCTAAGTTCTTTATTACATAAAATTCTGGCACAACACCTAAACCATGACCCACAGTATCTGAACCATCGTTAGACCCGGTTCCGGTGTACTTTACGATTGAAAAACCAGCCGTAGGGTTTGCACTTACTGTTACCGTACCGGATATAGTTCCATCTGTATTTGTTACTCCAGCGCCACCAGCCTTCCAGTTCCATGCTACAAATGTTTTGGTATCTTGGTTTGTATTAGCATAATCAGTTACAGTAAATCCATCCGAATCAAACGAATCTATCGTTGCAGTTGAAGTTTCTGCTGCGCCAGCGGTGTTGGACTCCAAAAAACTATCAGTACCTCTAATAACGTCTAATATAGTGTGTGCACCAGTCGCATCCCTTTTCTTGATCCACAACCAATCTGGCTGGAACCCAACTCCAGTTATTGCTCTACCATCAACACCATTACCGGTATAAAGAACCGTATTAAAATTCTCACCCGGCAACGCAATCTCTGGTGTGCTTAGATTATCTGTGCATAGAGCAAGGAAGTCAGTAGGTGGGGTGTAGAAGAAGTCTCCTTTTCCGTTAGCATCCTGCGCTGAAGCTGACCCACTTGTTTTTGCACCGGCAAAACTGGAATCCTGGCCAAAATTGGCGGTCCACGTTGCAACATACGCTGCATCGCCACTGCTATCTGAGACACCGAACATCCAGTTGGATGCGGAAAGCGTATCTGTTAGTGGGTTCGTTCCCGCCGCCGGGTTACCAGAGTTTTGCCATGTTCCGTTTTTCGCATACCAAACTTTACCGGCAGTAACATCCAGTGCTATTGATATAAGATCACCAACGGCTATCGAATCACCGTATGACGAATCTTGAGTGTAAGAACCCGCTAAAGTTCTGTACCTTCCGGCACCATCATGTTGATAACCGGCAGAGTTGTTTGTTCCAGAACCTTGATTTGTACACCCATTGTAAGTGGGGTACGCTGCATTCATGTCCCAAGCGGAGACGACTGAGTATTCCTCTGATGGGGAACCCGCATGAGCATTCCAGTAGAATTCGCAATACCATTTGCCAGATTGAGGTGTTGCCATTGTTGTCTGGTTGCAACCATAACCTGTCGATTCAGTTAAAAACTTCAGGTTACCTTCGGTAATAGTTCCATATGGAATTTCATCAAGATCACTACCGCCGGGAGTTATTGGATTGATGGTGCACCAATTGTTGCTTGGTGAGTCGAGCACTTGGTCATAAGCGGTAAGGTTAGTAACGTCAAACTTATTGTAGTTTCCGCTTGAGTCTGCGCCAAGACCACCAGTCCAATCAGAGTGGATCAGGAGTTTGGTGTATGAGTCTGCGGTGAATGGTGTTGGGTTCGCTATGGTTCCACCATCTTGTCCGAAAGTGGTAAAGTTTGCGGTGTACCTTGCGGTATTGGAGATGCGTATTTCATCCATGTAACCTTCAAAGTATTGCGCAGCATGGCTTATATTCACCACACCAATAGTTAATATTGATGCAATATCTGGAAAAGTTCCAGCATAACTTGTAGCTGTTGTTAGGGTTACAGAAGTTCCATCTACAAACATCCTAAATGTTGTTCCATCCCAAGTAGCCGCTAAGTGATGCCATGCACCATGAGGTAGTTCACCACCCGTAGAATAAGCATAAAGTACATCAGAACCACCATCTTGAATATAAAATCCAATATTATCTGACGTGCTTATATCAAAATACCATCTATTACTGCCATCAGCTCTTTGACCCATAAATCTATCATGACCACCAGAAACACTTCTATAAACCCACCCTTCCATACAGAAAGATGAAGTGCCAAAATTCCAATCAGAAGAATCAGGGATACTCAAATAATCCCCAGTTCCATCAAATATTATAGAACTGTCACCAATCTTTCTTACTGCTCTAGTATTAGCTACGTGGCCATTAGCAGTTATGGTGTGATCTGAAGAACTTGAATCCTCAAAACTATTCGCCAGTTCCGTACTTGCGTACTTCTGGTAGAAGCCGTTGGTTCCGTAGGTACCTTCGTACTCGATAGGCTTCCATTGGTTGGTTGTGGAGTCTGTTTCGCCGAAGGAGGATGCGGCTAGGGCTTGACCATCTATGAAATGATACTCTGCAAGATAACCATCAGTTTCATTAGATGCAGCCCCAGATTGACCAACATAGTGAACCGAAGCTCCGTTTAATCTTGTATTTGTATCTTCGGGCCAGTTAGTAGATATAGTTATGTCTTCTTCTACACCATTAACATAAATTTTAACCCTATCAGCGGCTGTCGATTGTGTAACATCTATAGAAAAAACAACATGATACCAAGCTGATGGATCACGAAATGTCGCATCTGTTGAATAGTTCGCCACATCAGAACCACCACTCTCACTGAAGGCCCTGCAATAAGACCCAAAGACAAGATAAGAACGATTATTACCATCCGTATACTCAGATAATAGAGATACCGTTTCAGTTCCTAAAGCTTTTGGCCCCAACTTTACCCATGAAGATACCGTGAAAACCTGCTGGTTTCCTGCTCCGAATGTTCTACTTAAATAAGGAGAGCTGCCATCGTCGAATCTCAAACTCTGGTCTATCGTATAGGCATCAGCAGCCGAAGATTTAGCGATACCTGACTGAAGTAGGGTCATTAGACGAGGGAAGCGGAAGCTGAGACGTAGACATTAGTCCCGTCACAGAAATAAGTAATCAGATAAGTCCCGGCAACAGTAACGTCCGTTGCAAAAGTAGAGACAGCTTTTACCTCTCCCCCTAATGTTATAGCATAGCCGGAAGGGTTAATAAGTTTAATAAATCCTGACTGACCGGTTCCACTAGCTTCATTTGTGAAAGAGAATTCATCCGCTGCTGCTGGAGTCCACAAGAAGTTATTACCCGTATCAAGGTCTATTAAGGTTCCTTGTGTGATGGTTACAGCCAGTCCCCTGGTGACTCCAGTTGAGGCGCTACCGGTCCCTATCATTATCTCACCGGTGGCATTCTGGGTTAGGGCCTTGGAGTTTGCAGACTCTCCAAGAGTGGCTATATCCAGATAGTTTAACTCGCTGGTGGTAGCGGTACATCCATCCATTAAGTTCATCTCTGCTTCAGAAGCAGTAACCGCAGTAGTTCCCGTTAAACCGCTGAATTGTGTTTTCAGGGCATACTTGATCATGTTCAAGTGTCCCCTGGTGGACCCTGTTCCCGTAGTCGTACCACCACCCTCACCGACGGGGTCTCCGTCGGCAGGGTATGCAGCATTTAGTTCGCTAATATAACTAGCATCTTCTGTAGCCATAGGAGCCCCCTATTAAGCTGATGCAGCGGTAAGGGTAACCGTAACCTCCAGCGTGTCTCCAGAGATGACGCTGCGAGTTGACCCGAAGTCAACAACACCATAAAGTGTACCAGCAGTTGCTGAAGAAGTCGCGTTGTTGCTTACGACAAACGCACCCGCTACCGTGCTGGTTGCGTTCATTGAGAAGGTAGCCTTGCTTGCGGTGTTATCACAGGTGCTTGTGGTTGTTCCCGTGATTGACCCGAGGGTCAAGGTCTGTCTTACTGTTTCAGAATACTTGGTTGTATGAACAAGCTCAGTCCATGAGCTGTGCGAGGCCATAGTGTCTGCAATTACCGCGGTTCCCGCAGCCTTTAAGCCAACATACCAACTTGTGATTTGAGTACCACTCTTGAAGGTGCCGTCCAATATATGGTTTGCACCAGCTGTAGTTACGAGGTTCTTATTCTCCTCTCTCCATTTTTCGGCCCCACTAGAGTCGTAGCAAACTACTTCCCAATAGTTTTCGAGGCCAAGATTCATCATCTTTTGCTCTTTCATTTTTAAGCCTCCTTCGGCCATCATGGTTGTTTTGAATTTCAATTTGGGTACTCCACTTTTGTCCATATTGTTGATACATCGCTTACGTCATTCCATAAGAATCCTGAATCAAGAGCCATAGACGGTGAGGCCGCCATAGTTACGGTCTCCTGATAAAACTCCCCAGGAAACATCCCGCCATCAATAGCAAATGTTATAGACTCGGGATGAACAAGATTATTCACTATACCAGAATCCATAGACATTGATATAGAATCTCTATATGTTGCTGAATCGGACTGGGTATAACCCACATCTGTCCCAAAAGAAACACTTACCGGAAAAGTAAAACCGCCTAATGTAGTGCCAGACGCCTCAGCCGCGAATGCTACAGACTCCGCAAAGGTGGCGCTATCCGCCAATGTCTCGCCTGCGCTTACACCCATAGATATGGATTCAGCCTTTACTACCCTGCTTGATAGCGAATAACCACCCTCTACTCCAACACTTACAGAATTAGCTTTAGCGGTAGAGTTCCAGTTTATTCCTATCGCTGACCATGTTATAGGGGATGTTGCCTGTGTCCATGTAATAGGAGCTGTCAATAGTAACCCCCGGTATTCATTATACGAAGAGCTGAACCTGAATGCCTGTCCATATTATCCTGCTGTTGGATGTCTGCTATAGCTTTTTCAAACCCTTGAGACCATAGACCAACCCTTGCATCATTCATAATAAATGGCTCCGCCTCAAGAAGAGCACCATAGAGATATACATCTGGAGCATTTGTTATGACCCAGTTGGTTGGTGAAGATGACGTTATCGCGTCGAACTTCTTGTAGAACAGCATCTCAAGGGTCATCACCGAAGATGGGATTGGACCAAGTTGTATTTCATTTGTGATAATGGTATAAAACTTTGGAATCCCCCCTTGGCTTCCACCCCATAATCTGTCATATATCCCTGGCGTTACATAGGATAGAGTTGTTATGGGATCAGTATTAATCTGAAAATTACGCATCTGAATATAGTTTGCTGGTAGCGCATAATTCCTCTGCCCACCTATAGTAGATGCGGTTTGTTTGTTCTCCATAGCCCTAATACGCAGGACCCTGTTAAACCGGGCCTCTGCTAAAGCTATAAACTCAGGAACCCTATCCGTCAGATCATCCCTGTCCAACCAGTTAGCCACAGCGGTGGTTAGTTCACTGTAGTTTGAAATCGCCATTAGACGTTACGGGCTGAGAAGAATAC